AGAAGAACGTCTACCGTTTGACCTAGAATATTTCAATGCGATCACCAAAGGTGGTTTACCTAATAAGACATTGAACATTGCCCTTGCTGGTACTGGTGTTGGTAAGACCATGTTTATGACTCATCTTGCTTCGTCTGTTTTACTGCAAGGTAAGAATGTATTGTACATCACTATGGAAATGGCAGAAGAAAGAATCGCAGAACGTATTGATGCGAACTTGATGGACGTGGCGATTGATCAGTTAGAGAACTTATCTAAACCTATGTTCACCGATCGTGTCAAGGCAATCTCTGAGAAGACTAATGGTAAACTGATCATCAAGGAATATCCTACTGGTCAGGCACATGCGAATCACTTCCGTGCATTATTGAATGAGTTGAAACTCAAGAAGAACTTTGTACCAGATATCGTGTTTATCGATTATCTAAATATTTGTGCATCATCCAGAATGAAAGGTATGGGTGGTTCAATTAACTCTTATTCTTATATCAAGAGTATTGCAGAAGAGTTACGTGGACTTGCAGTAGAGTTCAACGTACCGATCGTATCTGCTACACAGACTACTAGATCTGGTTTCAGTAATGATGATCTAGGTCTGGAGGATACGTCTGAGTCGTTTGGTCTACCAGCTACCGCAGACTTTATGTTTGCATTGATAAGTAATGATGAACTGAATGCCCAAGGTAAGATCATGGTCAAACAGTTGAAGAATAGATATAACGATCCAACCAGTAATCAAAGGTTCATGGTTGGTGTTGACAGATCCAAGATGAAGTTATTTGATTGTGATCAGTCCAGTGAATTAGATGATGACGATCAGGATAAAGGATGGGACGACAAACCTGTATTCGATAACACTTCTAGTGGTAAGAGTATTAGGTCTGAAAACTTTAAAAACTTCAGGATGGAATAATGTATATACCATTTACGGAATTAGAATTGGCATTATCATCGACTGCCTTATTAGCAGGAGCTTATTACTTAGGTCATCATTTAGGATTTAAGACAGGTGCAATTGCCACGGTGGCAGTACTACAAGAACAAGGTTACATTGACATTGAATATGAGGAACCAGAAGATGAAGACACTGATAGAGAAGATTGAACAATGGCACATTGATCGTAATCTGATCGAGGGTGCAACGGATAAAGATCAAGTCTTGAAACTAATACAAGAAGTCGGAGAACTATCCGACAATGTATGTAAGGGTAAGGATGTTGCGGATGATATTGGTGATATCATGGTGGTATTAATTAATATATGTAAACGTAATGGATTGCCCTTGGAACACTGTCTGGAGGTCGCATATGCTGACATCAAGGATAGGAAGGGTAGAATGGTAGATGGAATTTTTGTCAAGGAGACAGATGATGAGTAAAGTAAGTTTGGTTTGTTTGAGTCAACCAAGTGCGGAGACCGATTGTCATACCGCAGAAGAGTTAGTCGCATATGCGGCTCGTGTGAGTAATCCTAGTAATCAAAGTAATAAGAAGACAGCAGGCAAGTTGGTTCGTTATTTGATTAAGGAGAATCACTGGTCACCTCTGGAGATGGTTCATATTACTATGGAGATCACAACAACACGTGATATCTCTAGACAGATTATTCGTCATCGCTCGTTTTCATTTCAAGAGTTTAGTCAACGATACGCAAAGAGTGAAACGTTTACAACAAGAATGGCCCGACTTCAAGATCCGAAGAACCGTCAAAACTCTATTGAGTTAAATGGGATGGATGACTTCGGTAAAGGTGGTAACAAGACTACCAATGAACGTCTGTATGAACAATGGAACATGAAACAACGTGAGTCCATTAATAAGGCGAATGAGGTATATAAATGGGCACTAGATAATGGTATCGCTAAAGAACAGGCACGTGCAGTATTACCAGAAGGTAACACTGAGACGACTTTGTATATGGCAGGATCATTAAGATCGTGGATTCATTACTGTGAATTAAGACGTGGTAACGGAACACAAAAAGAACATATGTTGGTCGCAGATCAATGTTGGGACATTATCGGGACACACTTTCCCGATGTAATTAAAGCTTTAGAGGAGTAAATAATGAGTTATAAAAAAGGTGATGTGGTGTCAGTAATTTCAAGTGCTGGCGAATTCGTAGGTAAGTATAAAGATAGTGGAGCTAGTGCGTTTGTTCTAAGTGATCCTCGTATGGTAATTCAAACCCAAGAGGGTATGGGATTCGCACGTGGTGTTGCGGTGACTGGTGTAGAGAACCCATCTGAAATGTCTTTCTACACTCAAGGTATTGTGTTTGTTACGCAAACAAATGAAGAGGTAACTAAGGCATACCATCAAGCAACTTCAGGTCTTATTGTGTAATGGAAGTTACAATTCGTAATCCAGAATTTATGGCTCGTCTGAATGAAATTTCGGACGAGTTCTTTTCACATAAGGATTACGCAAACGAGAAGTATTGGACATTCAGAAAAAAAGAAGATATCGAAAAGGGAGAATACTTTTGTTCTCAGGAATATCTTGATGAATGTCGTTCTCGTGATAAGTTAGTAGGGCCACCAGATCGATACTTCGGTCAACCTATTGCAGCTATGGTACGTAAGGAACCAGAAGAGTGGGAACCATTCAAACAGAAAGTTAAGTTTGATTTCGCAAAAGAGATTGGCGCTCATACTTCCGCATTGTTGACTTATTATTCGCCAGGCGGTTACGTAGGTTGGCACACCAACTGGGATGCTAATGCGTACCAAGTCTTATTTACTTGGAGTGATGGTAATGGATACTTCCGTTACTGGGACAACAAGAAGAACGAGATCGTTCATATACCAGACGTGAAAGGATGGCAGTGTAGACACTACTACTTTGGATCTCATAAGGAACCAGAGAATTTGTGTTGGCATTCCGCATACGCTGGTGGAGAAAGAATTACTCTCGCATATAAATTTGTAAATAGTGGTGTTGCGAATAATGACACCAAAGACCGACAAGCAAAACTCATGAGAGATATGTTAATCGAAGAAATAGAAAGTGATTGACACAATTACATTTTTGTGGTATAATGGTCTTACTTTAACATGGAGAATATAATGGCTAAAAATGACATTGAATATAAATACAACGAGAAGGAGAATCTTGATGACATATTGGAATACGTTAATAAGACGTACAGTCAGCATTATTCAAAGAACAAATATCAAGCAACTGAGTTCATCATTGACGGCGGGCATGGTATCGGGTTTACTCTTGGTAATATACTCAAGTATACACAACGATATGGTCACAAGAACGGTCACAACCGTGCTGATTTAATGAAGGTTATTCATTACGCCCTAATCGCACTTCATGTGCATGATTTAAACGCAGAGGCTCATAGTAAAAAATAATAGGATTTTAAATGCTTCTGACTACAGGTTGTAGTTTTGTCTGGGGTGATGAACTAAAAGGTTTCGACACCAGTCCCACTACTCATTGGCCAAGTACCTTTACACATTTACTTTCGGAACACTTAGATCTTCCTTGGGAAAACGCTGGATCTTGTGGTGCTAGTAATCACAAGATTTTTCGTGATCTATGTCAGTGGTTCAATGGTAAAGACTACTCTTTCTCAAAACGACTTCGTCAAAATAAAATAGCAACACCAGAAACCGTCACTCACATGGTAGTACTATGGTCAGCATGGCAAAGAGATGAAGTACCAGTTGCGGTTCATCCATCTGTTGAAGATGAACACAACATTCAACGTTTTGACAACGTAACTCAATATTCGCCACATAGAATTGGTACAATAGGTTATCTTCCAACGGACATGAAACAGGTCACCAGTGATTATTTTCATATTCATTCTGATCACAGAAAGGATGTCATGCAGAATTTACCGTATTGGTTGGCAGTACAACAGATGGCAAAAGCTCACAATATTAAACTCATCCAAGGGTGTTTCCATGATGTTATGTGGAGAGAGATTTGTGAAATAATGGCTGATAAAGAACCATTATTAAAAGAGTATAGAACAATGATTGGAGATATGCTTGGGCAGTTAGATAGATCAAGTCGTATCGGTTTAGGTAGATTTAAAACACTTCACGGTCTTGTGTTACAGTCTGATCCAAAAGAAGGATTAAATCTTTATCCACATGGACACCCCAACGAAAAAACACAGGTAGTTTTCGCAGAGCAATTAAAAAACATTTTCAAGGAATGTTACGATGGATAAACTGTTAGATGCAGCTTATAATGGCGTAGTGAAGGTCACATTTACACACTACAGAACTGGTGAAGAACTCACCGCAAACTTAACATTGAAAGCAACACCAACTTTTATTAAACAACGCAACGACAGTTCATGTCTTGCGTTTTATGATATTGATGATACACGATGGCAGTCTATTGATGTTAGCACTATTACAAATTGGGAAATAGTTAATGGAACAAGTGGATAGGTTTGATTTAGAACAAAAGATAATGAAGTGTTGGATGGTCACCGATGACTTAGATGAGATCACCAAGTACTTTATAGATGACGAGAAGTTTCAAGACAGATGTGGTGATGCGGAGTATCAAGACGAATTAATGAACAAATACTTCGGTCTCAAAGAACTTTATGAGGTAAAATTCCAGAGTTTATGGGACACATTTGAAAAATTAATAGAATCTGGTCAACTAAAATAAACAATCCTTATAAATACCTACATAATCTCTGATTTGAAGGTATGAAATATGGATGCACTATTTAACCTACTCGAAGTAGGTTTTCCTATCGTCTCGGCACTCGCTGGGGGTTTTTTCGTATTCCTTACACTCAGGTTTATTCTTGACGGTGCATTGTCCGATATTAAAACACAACGTGGTTTTGTGAAAGGACTCGATGACCGAATCAAGACGATGAATAACGAATTGGTGAGAATCGATTCAATGATTAACCATGTCTTTAATCTGAAACCAGATTTAGACAGGCTGTCTAGAAGTGACGGACAGAAAGATGCACGTAAAGATTGATGCCAGATATTGATGTAGTTGACTTAATTAACACATACGGATTTCCCATAATCGCAAGTATTGGATTAGGGTACTTCATCTATTACGTGTGGAAATGGGTAACGGATCAGGTAGATCCAGTTATCGAAGATTCACACTTGACTTTGATAAAGTTGATCGATCGTGTGAGAATGTTAGATAATGATCTGATACGATTGAAGACTAAATTGGATATGCTTATACAACAACAGGATAAACGAAATGAAATTGAATATATTACTGACAACGATTATATTGATCCTTCCGATAACAGCGAAGGGTGATATAGTACACGGTTTTAAAAACCCAAGTTTTAGTGGGATAGGTACTGGTTCACATTATCTTACGATTGAGAATCAGGAACATTCTAGGAAGAAGGCGATTAAGGATGCTCTGGAGGCAGCTGAGAAGGCAGCTCAAAGAGAGGCGGAGAACACAACCCTCGCCAAATTTATTCGTAACCTAGAGAGTAGAATATACGCACAGTTGTCAAAACAACTAGTAGACAACATGTTTAGTAACGACAATGCAGTGACATTTGGATCTTTCGTATTGGAAGGTTCTATGGTTAGTTACGAAGTACTCACCAACGAGAATGGAGAAGAGTACATTAAGATGCGTATCGTTGATGAGAACGGTACGGAAACTATTATTGAGATTCCAATCGGTACAGGTAATTTCGGATCTGACGGTGGTGACGGTGGTGATGGTACGTAATTTGCATATACTGTTAGTATCTGTCATTTTTATGACAGGTTGCGCTCAGATGCCACAGTGGTCAGAATTACCTAATGACGACCATTGTATATCTGGTAAAGATTACATATGGGATAAGTTTAAGGAGAAGAACTACTTATGTGTGGAGAGTCCAGAAGTAGTAAGGATGCCTTCATACGTACAGTTATTACAAGTTCCGCCTGCAAAAAGTATGCCTGTTGTAGCAGTCTATGATTTTCAAGACAAGACTGGTCAACGTAAAGCACGAGATGGTATCGCAGATTTTAGTACTGCGGTATCACAAGGTGGAACAGAGTTGTTAATCGATGCACTCAAAACTGCGGGCAAAGGTACGTGGTTTAGAGTTGTCGAAAGACAGGGTATAGACAATCTGGTTAGAGAACGACAGATAGTGCGTAGTACCCGACAAGAGTATGCTGACGATAAGTCTCAGGGATTAGGCCCTTTACTATTTGCTGGGATGATTATCGAAGGTGGAATTATTGGTTATGATACCAATATCCAGACAGGAGGTCGAGGGGCAAGAACATTAGGAATTGGGTTTACTAGGCAGTATAGACAAGATGTTGTTACTGTTTCTATCAGAGCGGTCTCCGTTTTGACAGGTGAGGTATTATTGAATGTCCAAACCAAAAAGACAGTTTTGTCTTATGGTAGTGGGGGTGACGTGTTCAGGTTTCATGAACAAGGAACCCAACTAATTGAGTATGAAGACGGAGTGGGTAATAATGAGAATGTGACGTATGCGGTACGAACGGCAATTGAGGCGGGAGTACTGGAATTAATATACCAAGGGCACGATAGAGGTCTTTGGAAAGTAAGTGATGGCCATCGTCATCCCCATCTGAGTGATGGAACAAACGATGCTCATCTAATAGGAGAAAAAGAAGAAAATGAATAAGTACTTTAAAGGAATACTTGCAAGTGTATTTGTTATGTCAAGTTTTGCTTGGGCAGGTGCTTCAGACGACAACGAGATTAATATTGATCAGTCAGGTGACACTCTGACTCTTTATATTGATCAGGTCGGTTATGGTAACAAAATTGGTCTTGACGACTTTTCGTCATCATCAAGTGCGACACCAATAACTGGTTCATCGTTGACATTTAATATTGATCAACTAGGTAACGAAAACTTATTGTTTGGATCATTGACTGCTGACCAGTCAACCTACAATTTGTTGTTTACTGGTGATGCTAACTCATGGGATTGGAACATAGGTCAAACTGGTTCTGCTGACTCTACAACTATTGATGTAGATATAACAGGGGATTCGAACACTATGAACTTTGACCAAGGTGCAGTTGCATCAGCAGAAAGACTGGATTTGGATCTTACAGTATTGGGTTCAAGTAATGTCTTTGATGTTGACGTTGAAACCGATGATGTTACTTGGAACTGGGATTTAACTGGTTCATCAAATAACGTTAACACTCTTCAGAATGACGGTTTTTATCAAGAACTAACCGTTACTTATGATGGAGATGGTGGTGATATCGATATTAATCAGATCAGTGGGACATGTCCTACAGGAATATCATCTTGTAAAGGTATCATAACTTTAGATGTAACGTCTGACAATGCTACAATACAGATCAATCAGAAAGATACTTCTAACGATAGTTAGCGCAATATTTGCTATAGGATCTGTTACGGCAGACACTATTGGAGGTATTGTAGAATCGAAAGGAATCGGTTCTCTGCTACGAGAGAGGGATGTCATTGAGTCAGAAGTTGGTGTACCGATTGAATTAAACGACACCGCCCAGACTGCACAAGGGCGAATGTTGATTAAGTTCAAAGATGAGGCTGAGTTAAGCCTCATTGAACACACCAAAGTCTTTATTGATAAGATCTATTATGATCCAGATCCGAGTAAGTCCAAGATAGTCATGAAGATGGCACTTGGAACTGCTCGGTTTGCATCTGGACGATTAGGCATGGTCGATAAGAAGAATATCGACATAACAACACCAACCGCTACCATTGCGGTTCGTGGAACAGATTTCACGACTACCATTGATGAACTTGGTAGGACGTTAGTAATATTATTACCAGATGATAATGGTGATCCATCTGGAGAAATAGTAGTATCGAATGAGGCGGGTGAAGTTACACTCACTCAGGCGTATGCTTCTACGGTGGTATCAAGTTTAAATACACCACCAACTGAAACTGTAGTAATACAGGACATAACACCAGACACGATCGACAACATGTTTATTGTTTCGCCTCCAAAGGAAGTTGAACAACACATGGGAGGACAAGTCGATGATGATGGTGGTACAGATTTAGGTGCATTGGATGTTGACTTTCTAGAGTTTGATGAACTAGATAAGACATTCGATGACTATGTTGGGGAAGACACCTTTACTAGATTAGACTACGATGCCCTTGATGGGAACTTCTTGGTAGATCTACTAGACGAAGTAGAGGAGTTAGTCCGAACAATGCAACAATTAGAAGATGTCCAAGAAGGACAGGCTTCGGGGAAAATCAGACTAAGGGGTGCTGTCTGGGGTAAGAACAACGACAGTCAATATAATATTTTTGAGGAAGACAATGGAATTGTTTTCTATCGTGACGTAAACGGAGTTATTGCCTTAAACTTTTTATCTGGAGGTAGTATAACCCTAGATACAGAAGTAGACGGTTATAGAGGTACGATAACCGCAGACGGTGGAGAGGACATAGTAGTAGTTATTAGACAGGTTAATTAATATGAGTAAATTCGAACGTAATTTTTGGGACGGAATAACACTTATCTTTGTGTGTTTCCTTTGTTTCGTTTCTTTCAAAACTTCCGCAGACAACGAGATTTCGTTGGAACAATCAGGTACAAACTTTAGTCTAGGTATAGAACAGGTAGGTTCACACAACGTCATACAGATGTTGAGTAGTGATTCATACAACACGACAACCCACAGCGGATTTCTATTCATCCAATACAACGAAGATACTTCTTCTGACAACAAGATTACATTAGACGAGGTTACTGGTACTGGGAATGGTGTAAAGATCTGTCAAGGATGTGCATTCGATTATCCAGAGAGTTATACCAATCACGACTACTGGTACGATAACTGGGAAGGTGGTGGTCACACTGTTGATCTAACTATGTACGGAGACAATAACGGTGTCTCTATTCAACAAACAAATCAAGGTAGTTCGGACGGTCATTCGGTGGATCTACACTTAGCTGGTGACGATAACGAAGTCACTACAATTCAACAACACGATGGTGCTAAGAACATAGACCTTACAATCTACAATGACGAGAACGATGTGTACATTCGTCAGAAAGGTTCGGGATCGACACACAATGCTAATATTACCCTTGATGGTACATATGGCACTGACCTAACACTAAAACAATTTAATTCAACCGCATCCTACACATTGCAACAAAATTGCTTGACAGTGGGTGGATGTTCTGTTACAATAACACAACAATGAGTGATATAAACATTCATATAGAAGGGACTTGTCCCGAAGAGTTCGCAGTCTGTATGACCAATGACGAGTGGGCGGATTTCATTACCGAGTATGAATTAGAACTGGGTGATGAACTGTCTGCTATGGAGATGGGTGATGCAGAAGCAGTTGCAAACTTTACGTGGGAGATTCTTTTTCTATCACCTTGGGAGTTGGCTTACATTGCACTACCTATGAGTGTACTTGCATTCTATGGACTGAGCATCTACGCAGTATTTAAGTGGTTGCAAAAGAAGTTTAGTTAATGACCAAGTGGTGGAGTGTTTTACCAGTTATTGTACTGTTTGCGTTTCTAAAGATCACGCAGACAGATATTGTGAAGACCGTGCAATTCGGTTACTACGATCAGTTACAAAATAGTCAAGAGATCATATCTGTTGATGATATTGTACTGGTAAACATTGATGAAAGAGCCATTGAAAAGGAGGGACAATACCCTTGGCCAAGACAGACCATCGCAAAATATATAAACTCAGCACCAAACAATACTCTACTTGTATCGACAATAATCTGGTCAGAACCCGACCGATTTGTGGGGGATCAGGAACTATCAAACTCGATCGCCCAAAAACCAGTAATCTTAGCATCCGCACCTACTCGCCAAACTACTACAGTTGATCTAGGAATATATGCTAATGTATCTACTTTCGGTAAACCAGTAAACTCACTTATCGACTACAGTGGATTACTAACACCACTTCCAGAACTTGCACAGATGAGTATGGGAGTAGGAGCAGTATCCGCTGAAGTCGATCAACCTACAGGTGTTCTAAGACGAGTACCTCTCATGGTAGGAATCAACGGATCACCTTATCCATCTCTTGGACTAGATGCGGTACGTGTCTGGATAGGCGAACCATCCTACACCGTTAAGTACAATCCTCTTGGTGTAGAATGGATAAGATTGGGAAAACAGGATCCTTTAATCACAGAACCCTCTTCAGAGCTGCCAGTTGCGTTCTGGCACGAGTTTGCTTCACAGTCTATACTAGAACCTATACCCGAAGGTAAGATAGCAATTCTTGGTGTAACTGCCGAAGGATATTCTAATCCAGTCGCAACCCCAAAGGGTGCAGTGTATCCCCATGAAGTTCAAGGTCATCAAATTCAGACCGTTCTTTCAGGAGTTCAAATACTGAAACCCGACTGGACTGTAATAGTCGAGTTGCTTGTTCTGGTCGGCATATGTCTA